TCAGCCAGCTTGCCCAGGTGTGTCTGAGGTCATGGAAACGGAAATCTTCAATTCCTGCACGACGACAAGCTGATAGCCATGATGTCTTGCTGTCGATGCGCATCTTTCGGATAACAGAAAGGCCGGGAAATACCCAGCCTCGCTTCGTAACGGAGTACCGCGTCCGTCGAGAAAAACTTCCACGAGCAAATCACGGGTATAAGTGCGCTCGATGCCGCGATGCAGATAAAGCCGTCCGCGTAAATTAGCTGATGCAGTCCAGGTACCATCTTTGTGTTTGACCAGCATTCCTGGCATGACCGCACCTCGATTAACGGTCTGCGTTCCATAATGTTGATGAACCATAAAAACTCCTGCCCGTAAGCTGGGCTGCTGAACATATAGAGACTTCTGCGCGTATTCAGGCGGTGGATGGCCGCCGGTTGTCATAACTAAGCCGCCTCGTTGAAGCGACTAAGGTATGAAATGTTGAGTTAATTTCAGCTGGTCACACCGACGTTCACGCGTCCGTTTCACCCCTCGCACTCCCCGAAGCCTGCTGAAATTCAAACTGCGGATCTAAGCGGTCATCGCAACGGTGAATCAGGTAGTTGCCGTATCGTTGTGTTGTTGCGATGAACTTATTTAAAACTATAGTTGTTTTATCGTCAACAACAAAAGTTGTTTTATTGGTTGTTTTAGATATAACTGGTTGTATTTAGGATGGATTTATTTTGTGACTTGAATCGCATAGCGATAACTGAAGCGAGGTTATGGTGGTTTTTTTAACGGTGTGTGTGATGAGGGGAGGGCAAAAGAAAACCCGGCACGGTGACCGGGATTCTTACGCCGTTAGGTAAAGATATTATTGCGGTGGTTTAATATTATTACCTAGAGCAAAGATAGGAATTAGTTCTTTACTGAATGAGCACAATGCCCAGTTGATAATTTTTAATTGGTACTACCCATGCTTCCTATATGTCTGCGGCATGCTCCCAATAACCTTACCGAAGATGAACACCCGGTTCATCTCGTCTTTCTCGATCGGGTCCCACGGTGAGTAGCTTTTGTTATCAGAGATGACCAGCAGCTTATCCTTCATCATTTGCAGGCGCTTTACATGGGCTGTGTCGTCGTACAGAAACGCATAGATACCATCACCGTCGAAAGATTTAACTGTGATATCAACGAACAGCAGATCACCTGGTTCGATCGTTCCTGACATGCTGTCACCACGCACGTTAATGATGCGGATATTTTCCGCCTTCCTACCATCGAACATGTGACGAGCATCGTCAAACGAGTACTCAACCGAGCGTAGAACTTCTACAAACTCACGGTTGATGACTCCCGGCCCAGCACTGACTTCTATATCAAGAACGTCAATCTTGAAGTATTTGGAATGGCTGACAGTTGATTGTATTGGTTGCACTGTACTGTCTGACATATTTCCAACGCCAGAAGATAACCATTCTGCGCGCACACCCAAAGCGTTCGCGATCTCCACGATTTTAGTTGTTTGATTAGCTTTCCCTGTTTCGATTTTCTGAATAGCAGCCTGGCTAACCCCGACCAAATCCCCAAGCGCCTTTTGTGTAAGGCCTCGCGCTAATCTGGCTTCTTTAAGTCTTTCTGAGAGTGTTGTTTTCATAGTCCAAATGTACAACCAAGGTTTTATTCCATCAAACGAAAATGGTTGTTGACTAAAAACAACCATAGTTTTAATCTTGATTCAAATTAACCACGGAGGTTGTTATGAACCCAGCTATCAAAACAGCGATCAATATCGTTGGTTCACAAAAGAAACTGGGCGCTGCTTGCGAAGTTTCACAGCAGGCCGTCTATAAGTGGCTTCACAACAAAGCAAAGGTATCCCCTGAACATGTCGGCAGCATTGTTACGGCTACTGGTGGAGTAGTGAAGGCATACCAGATTCGCCCGGATCTTCCGAAGTTGTTTCCACACACCGAAAAGAACGCAGCTTAAATTTCCATTTCACGCTCTTTAACAATAAGCAATCAACTTAACAGTCAATTCAAACTAAAGGAGTCAATTATGCAACCACTTACATACCAACAGACTAGCGGATTTAGCCCGACTGCGGTGATAAATCGTTCTCAAACAAAACAGGTGCCAGGCCACGAAAAAATCCGTGATGCCGTCCGCGCCTGGTCGGCTGTAGATAATCAGGATGTCGTTGCCACACTCATTGTGAATGAGTATCGGGAGCAGGGCGGCGGCACCATCGATTTCCCTGATGATGTCAGCCGTGCACGCCAGAAGCTGTTCCGCTTCCTCGATAACAAATTCGATTCTGAAAAATACCGAAATAACGTGCGTGAACTGACCCCGGCAATTCTGGCGGTACTACCGCTGGAATATCGCGGTTACCTGGTTGAGCAGGATAGCTTCATGGCTAGGTTGGCTGAAATGGAAAAGGAACTCAGTGAGGCAAAACAGGCTGTCATTCTCAACGCACCACGCCACCAGAAACTGAAGGAAATTAGTGAAGGTATTGTGTCGATGTTTCGTGTGGACCCAGATCTGGCTGGTCCATTGATGGCGATGGTTACTACCATGCTGGGGGCGATATGACAGGTTCAGAAATGGCGAAAGCCGGTCTGCTGGAACAGAACCGACTTTCAGGTGCAAATCGTAACACACTCATTGCGGGAGGAATTATGGCAAACACTGCTGAGATATTCAATTTTCCAGTGCCGGATGCGGCACAAAAGGAGCCGCGCGTGGCAGATCTCGATGATGGTTATACGCGCATTGCAAATGAGTTGCTGGAAGCTGTGATGCTGGCCGGATTAACACAGCACCAGCTTCTGGTCTTTCTGGCTGTCATGCGCAAAACATATGGCTTTAATAAAAAACTGGATTGGGTTAGCAACGAGCAACTTTCCGAATTAACCGGGATATTGCCGCACAAGTGTTCTGCTGCAAAAAGTGTTCTGGTAAAGCGTGGGATTTTTATTCAGAGCGGGCGGAATACCGGCATTAATAATGTGGTCAGTGAATGGTCAACATTACCCGAATCAGGTAAGAAAAATAAAGTTTACCTGAAAGAGGTAAATTTACCTGAATCAGGTAAAAAAAGTTTACCCAAATCAGGTAAAGGCGTTTACCCGAATCAGGTAAACACAAAAGACAAACTAACAAAAGACAATATAAAACCTTTTTCGTCCGAGAATTCTGGCGAATCCTCTGACCAACCAGAAAACGATCTTCCTGTGGTGAAACCGGATGCTGCAATTCAGAGCGGCAGCAAGTGGGGGACAGCAGAAGACCTGACCGCCGCAGAGTGGATGTTTGACATGGTGAAGACCATCGCGCCATCAGCCAGAAAACCGAATTTTGCAGGGTGGGCTAACGATATCCGCCTGATGCGTGAACGTGACGGACGTAACCACCGCGACATGTGCGTGCTGTTCCGCTGGGCATGCCAGGACAACTTCTGGTCCGGTAACGTGCTAAGTCCGGCCAAACTCCGCGACAAGTGGACCCAACTCGAAATCAACCGTAACAAGCAACAGGCAGGCGTGACAGCCGGAAAATCAAAACTCGACCTGACAAACACTGACTGGATTTATGGGGTGGATTTATGAAAAACATCGCCGCACAGATGGTTAACTTTGATCGTGAGCAGATGCGTCGGATCGCCAATAACATGCCGGAACAGTACGACGAAAAGCCGCAGGTACAGCTGGTAGCGCAGATCATCAATGGTGTGTTCAGCCAGTTACTGGCAACTTTCCCGGCGAGCCTGGCTAACCGGGACCAGAACGAACTGAACGAAATCCGCCGCCAGTGGGTGCTGGCTTTCCGGGAAAACGGGATCACCACAATGGAACAGGTTAACGCAGGAATGCGCGTAGCCCGTCGGCAGAATCGACCATTCCTGCCATCACCCGGGCAGTTTGTTGCCTGGTGCCGGGAAGAAACATCCGTTACCGCCGGGCTGCCAAACGCCAGCGAGCTGGTTGATATGGTTTACGAGTATTGCCGGAAGCGTGGCCTGTATCCGGACGCAGAGTCTTATCCATGGAAATCAAACGCGCACTACTGGTTGGTTACCAACTTGTACCAGAACATGCGGGCCAATGCGCTGACTGACGCGGAATTACGGCGCAAGGCTGCCGATGAACTGACCTGTATGACAGCGCGAATTAACCGTGGTGAGACGATACCTGAACCAGTAAAACAACTTCCTGTCATGGGCGGTAGACCTTTAAATCGTGCACAGGCTCTGGCGAAGATCGCAGAAATCAAAGCTAAGTTCGGACTGAAAGGAGCAAGAGCATGAAAGACAACTGTGTTAAGTTCTCGTTAACATTAGGGGTAACATAGGGAGTATAAGATAGTGGAATGCATCATTTTATTGTTGCGAAAATGATCGAACCAACTGGATATCGTGTATCATATGGAACCGATGATAACTTTCATGGAATGTCTCGGTATATATATGAAAATTAGACCACAGCAGCACCTAATTAACATCCTGACTTCAACCAAACAACATCATCCAAATTTTACTCTTTTTCTTGGTGCAGGTGCTAGTATCTCAAGTGGTGTTGATAGTGCTGGTGGGATGATAAGGCGCTGGAGAGATGCTTACACTCTAATGTATGGAGAAGATGCTCTCAAAAAACAAGTTTGGTACGATAAAGATAATGAGTATTCAGAGCTTTTTGAAGCATTATATGATCAACCAACTCAAAGAAGAGAATTTATTGAAAGTTGTATTACCGCAGCTAAACCATCTTGGGGATACGTTTATCTCACAAATCTATTGGATAAAGGCCATTTTAATACAATTTTTACGACTAACTTCGATGATTTAGTCAATGAAGCTTGCTTTACCTTTTCTAATAATCTGAGACCAATAGTGTGTGCCCACGATTCAAGTATCAACAGCATACGTTTAACCACAGCTCGGCCAAAAATAATAAAATTACATGGTGATTTTTTATTTGACAATATCAAGAATACTATAAGGGAGCTTGAGTCACTTGAAGATAACATGAGGGCCAAATTTAGACAGTTTGCAACTGAATTTGGCATGATCGTTATTGGGTACTCGGGACACGACCGTTCAATTATGGATACTCTCAATACGTTATTGCATTCCGGTAGTTGTTTTCCTCATGGGATTTATTGGTGTATCCGTGACTCAGACACTGAAAAACTTTCTGAGCAACTTAAAAATCTGGCCCGCTTTCCTCATTTTCATCTTATTAAAATTAATGGATTTGATGAGTTCATGGCTGAATTACATTACGCATTAGGCTGTAATTTGCAGCAAGAGGTAGTAGAGCCATACTCTGCATTATCTAATAAACTAGATAGATATTTCTCTATAGCTGAAGAAGATGACGCAGATGTCCAGCATGAGATTATTAAAAGAGATATGAATAATCTTGCTGATCATGTCAGGAGAGTGAATACAGTAAGCCAGTTTGTAAAAAAAATAAAAGTACTTCTTTCAGAGAAAGACTCATCGTTAGATGATAATTCGATCACTAAATCTTTAGAAATAATGTTAAAGGAAACTAAATTTGCTGGTTCTCCTGAGGGGATTCATTTTTATAATACCCCCAATTATTTGATTGCAAACTCTGCATTTCGTGCTGGAGAGTATAATGAATGTGTAGAATATGCTACTAAACATCTGGCTAATGGGAAATCTCTCGAAACAGAAGTATTAATACTTCGTTCCTATATTCATTTGGATAATGATTCTGAAATACAAAAGTCAATAGAAAGAATAACAAGTTATAACAAAATGAATGATGGTGAAGTTGGCAAGCTTGTAAATGGATTAGTGGACTTAATGGATGCTAAAAAATTCAAAATTGCGAATAGCCTTATGGACATACTTGAATCCCGAACAATACCGTCTAAACATAAGCAGTTATTGCTTATAAATAGAGTTCTTTGCAACAAATTACAAAAGCAGCCGCTTTCAGCAAAACAGCAACAAGAGCTTGAGGAAGTGCTGAATGAAGTGATAGATAAAAACGAAGCTTGGCTTGCTCTGGGGGCTGCTATACTTTTAGAAAAATGGGACATTGCTGAAGAAGTGCTATCAGCATTAGATGAAACTGAGATAGTTACAATATTGACGCAATCAATGCCGATTTTTGACTTGATTTCTACAGAGTTTTATGAAAAGGTCAAGCTAGTAGCTATAGAGCGTGGTTATAACGTTTCATTCGAAGAAGAAACGGAGTTACCAGAGGTTGTTCCTGCTGAGGATGAGACTCAAAGTCTCAATCCTGATGTGAGAGAAATACCTACAGATAAAAAGAAAGCCATAACTCACAAATCAGCAGACAATGATGAGGCATTTGATGGATTACGCACTGGCGAAGAAAGTATAAGCAAACCAGCTTAATAATTGAACAGTGATTAACTGAGAGTGAAGGGGCTTATGAAGCAGAAAAATATCAACAACCAAAGCAGAATTTCTGAAGAAAGTAAGAAAAAAATCAAGGAAATGCTTAAAAAACAATAAATTAAAAGACCCCGCAAGGGGTCTTTTAATAACTATTGGCCAGTTTTTAATGAAATCATGCTTAATACAATGTGATTTTTTTCACTTGTCGTAGTGCCGATCTGATTGCCATCGTCACAGGTACTCAGTAGCGAAAAAATACGTCTACTGGGTACCAATTATCCTCAATGAGAAGTGCAGCGCGCTCTAATAAAAAGGTGATTCACCGACAGCGAACTTTGTACACTCGCTTGGTTATGGCGAGCAGGTGATGCTAACCGCCTGCCAGAATGTCATTCCACTTCCTCAAGTATCTGAGCGACGTGAAGCCGGCGGCTTGACTTACATCGAGCAAAAATATTTCCTGGCTCACAATAGGGTGCGAGCAATCGATTCAGAACGGTATTAGAGCTGCTAATGATCCTTCATATTGCGCCTAAATCCACAAAATTGATTTTCAATAATCAACCCGCCATAATCATCTCATCGGAGCCTGAACAACTCCGGTGACTTCTGCGCTAAACGGGGACGTTTATGCGCACACACAATCCAAACTCACTTCTCCCGTCACAGATGCAGAAATGCACCTGCAATTCTTTGCATCTAACGTTTGACCTCTGCGGAGGTGAAGCGTGAACCTCTCACAAGACGGCATCAAATTACATCGCGGCAACTTCACCGCTATCGGCCAGCAGATCCAGCCTTATCTGGAGGAAGGCAAATGCTTTCGCATGGTGCTTAAACCGTGGCGAGAGAGACGCAGTCTTTCCCAGAATGCACTCAGCCACATGTGGTACAGCGAAATCAGTGAATACCTCATCAGCAGGGGGAAATCGTTCGCTACCGCAGCATGGGTAAAAGATGCTCTCAAACACACATACCTCGGTTATGAAACCAAGGACCTGGTTGATGTCGTAACCGGCGAAATCACTACTATCCAGTCGTTACGCCATACCTCCGATCTTGATACCGGAGAGATGTATGTCTTCCTGTGTAAGGTTGAAGCCTGGGCGATGAATATTGGCTGTCACCTGACTATTCCGCAGAGCTGCGAGTTCCAGCTGCTGCGCGACAAGCAGGAGGCGTAATGGCTACACCGCTTATTCGTGTCATGAACGGACACATCTACAAAGTACCAAATCGTCGTAAGCGTAAACCTGAGCTGAAGCCATCCGAAATACCAACACTGCTCGGATATACCGCCAGCCTGGTTGATAAAAAATGGTTGCGACTGGCAGCAAGGAGGAATCATGGCTGATTTGAGAAAAGCAGCGCGTGGTCGGGAATGCCAGGTAAGAATCCCTGGCGTATGTAATGGCAACCCTGAAACGTCTGTACTGGCATATATCCGGCTGGCTGGATTGTGCGGCACCGGTATTAAACCGCCAGACCTGATTGCCACCATTGCATGTTCTGCCTGCCACGACGAAATCGATCGCCGCACGCATTTTGTCGATGCTGAGTACGCAAAAGAATGCGCGCTGGAAGGTATGGCGAGAACGCAGGTTATCTGGCTGAAAGAGGGGGTAATCAAGGCGTGAATACTTACCACATCACATTACCCTGGCCTCCGAGCAATAATCGCTATTACCGCCATAATCGCGGGCGCACGCACATCAGCGCAGAGGGGCAGGCATACCGCGATAACGTCGCCCGAATCATTAAAAACGCAATGCTGGATATCGGCCTGGCTATTCCTGTGAAAATCCGCATTGAGTGTCACATGCCGGATCGCCGTCGCCGTGACCTGGATAATCTGCAAAAAGCTGCTTTTGACGCACTTACCAAAGCAGGTTTCTGGCTGGATGATGTTCAGGTCGTTGATTACCGCGTTGTGAAGATGCCTGTTACCAAAGGTGGGAAGCTGGAACTGACCATCACTGAACTGGGAGATGAATGATGTTTGAGTCTTATATGGCAGAACGTCTTCGCCGCCGCTGGGCGCGCCTGCGCTTATATCGTTTTATTGATTTTTGCTGGCAATTGGCGTGCTAGCCTGATTTTTGTGGGGAAAGTTGATGCGTGATATTCAGATGGTTCTTGAGCGTTGGGGGGCATGGGCGGCTAATAACCACGAGGATGTAACTTGGTCATCCATTGCTGCCGGTTTTAAGGGATTAATTCCTTCAAAAGTAAAATCTCGCCCGCAATGTTGTGACGATGACGCGATGATCATTTGCGGGTGCATGGCCCGTCTGAAAAAGAACAACAGCGATTTGCACGATTTATTAGTAGATTATTATGTAGTCGGTATGACATTCATGTCACTGGCAGGTAAGCATTGCTGCTCTGATGGTTATATCGGGAAAAGGTTACAGAAGGCTGAGGGTATAATTGAAGGGATGTTAATGGCATTAGATATCCGGTTAGAGATGGATATCGTTGTTAATAACTCTAATTAATATGCCAATTGTTTACTAAAAATTATTAAAAATGGGGCGTCGAGACGCCCCCAAAAATAAAGGGTAATATATAACAGAAGGTTTATATAGTTAGAAGCAAGGTTGTGCTCCTAAAGGAAGTGGCTTGAGGGAGCCACTTATATGTTGGGGAGGCAAAGCCTCCCGCAACATATCTTTTTCGTAATCAGATTAGAACTGGTAAACCAGACCTACAGCAACGATGTCATCAGTGCTTACACCGAGTGCTTTAGTGAAGTCATTTTTGTCAAGCAGGTTGATTTTGTAATCAACGAAAGTTGACATATTTTTGTTGAAGTAATAGGTGGCACCTACATCAACATATTTGACTAAGTCCTGATCGCCCCATACTCCAAGATCCTTACCTTTAGATTGCAGGTAAGCAACGGACGGACGCAGACCGAAATCGAACTGATATTGTGCAACAGCTTCGAAGTTTTGAGCTTTATTAGCAACGAAGTGATCAGCAAATACAGTCATATTCTGGGTTTCAGAATAGGTAGTGGCCAGGTAAATGTTGTTAGCGTCATATTTCAGACCTGCGGCCCAAACTTCTGCATTTTTACCGGAAGCAAATACTTCAGGAAGAACTTTCCCTGCATTAACTTGAGTGTCGGTACGATCAGATTTCGCATAAGTTGCACCGATACCGAATCCTTCGTATTCATAGGTAGCAGAGAAACCGAAGCCATCACCGTTACCTTCGGTGTAGTTATCGAAATCGCTACGATCGTTTTTGCCTTGGTACTGAGCAGCAAAGTTCAGACCATCAACCAGGCCAAAGAAGTCGTTGTTACGATAGGTTGCAACACCAGTGGTGCGACCAGTCATGAACACATCTGTTTGGGTCCAGGTATCGCCACCGAATTCTGGCAGAACGTCAGTCCACGCACCGATGTCGTATGCTACACCGTAGTTACGGCCGTAATCGATGGAGCCGTAGTCACCGAATTTCAGGCCAGCGAAGGCAAGACGGGTTTTATCTTTGGAGGAACCTTGAGATTCAGCGCGGTTGCCTTTGAATTCATATTCCCACTGACCGAAACCAGTCAGTTGATCGTTGATTTGGGTTTCACCTTTGAAGCCAAGACGGGCATAAGTAGTATCACCATCATCTGCATCATTAGAGGAGAAGTAGTGCTTAGCATTAACTTTCCCGTACAGATCCAGCTTGTTACTGTCTTTATTATAAATTTCAGCTGCCTGAGCAGACATCGCCATCAGTACTGATGCAGCTACAGCAGAAATTGCCACTGTTAATTTTTTCATCGTGAGCCCTTTTTTTTGAACTATTATTAAAAAATGATGTCACTGCGCGATAAATATTCATCTAATCAATATGATTATTTCAAGATGTAAGTTTTGGTTTCTCGTTTGATTTGTGAAGTAGATCTCTATTTTTATCTGAACTTTTTTCTATCGAATCCTATTCATGGCTCTTGGCTGAATAAAAATAAATCTATTAGCCAATTTATATTAACGGTTGTTATTTATAAGTGCTCTATGATTTGAAGGTTCAATTTAAATTGGCTAAAAATAACGCTGGAAATTATTTGTTGGTTATTTGTTGAGATTTTCTTATGTATTTGTGGTGGTGTTTTGAACACTCGGTAGCATTCTCATAAATATCATTCAGTGGTTTACGTACGTAAAAAATTGGTTATGCTGTTAAGAGTGGTTACTTCGTCACACAGCTTAAACCCGCCGTCGAGCTGGTTTTTCCATTTTTTGAGTCTCGATATTAGCTGATAACTCAATACCTGAGTTATTCACTGACTCCGAGTCTGTTACGTTTCTGCTTTTTTGCGATACGTTGTATTCCCTCAATTTACACCCGCTTTGTCTGCGAGGTGGGGTTATGAAATCCATGGATAAGTTAACAACGGGTGTCGCCTATGGCACCTCAGCAGGTAGTGCCGGTTACTGGTTTTTACAGCTGCTCGATAAAGTCACGCCCTCACAGTGGGCAGCAATAGGTGTGCTGGGTAACGGTAAGCAGAACACCTATTTCTCCTCACTGGATAACATGGTTGCCCAGGGCAATGTTCTGCCTGTTCTGTACGGGGAAATGCGCGTGGGGTCTCGCGTGGTTTCTCAGGAGATCAGCACGGCAGACGAAGGGGACGGTGGTCAGGTTGTGGTGATTGGTCGCTGATGCAAAATGTTTTATGTGAAACCGCCTGCGGGCGGTTTTGTCATTTATGGAGCGTGAGGAATGGGTAAAGGCAGCAGTAAGGGGCATACCCCGCGCGAAGCGAAGGACAACCTGAAGTCCACGCAGCTGCTGAGTGTGATCGATGCCATCAGCGAAGGGCCGGTTGAAGGTCCGGTGGATGGATTAAAAAGCGTGCTGCTGAACAGTACGCCGGTGCTGGACACTGAGGGGAATACCAACATCTCCGGTGTCACGGTGGTGTTCCGTGCCGGTGAGCAGGAGCAGACACCGCCGGAGGGGTTTGAATCCTCCGGCTCCGAGACGGTGCTGGGTACGGAAGTGAAATATGACACGCCGATCACCCGCACCATTACGTCTGCAAACATCGACCGTCTGCGCTTTACCTTCGGCGTGCAGGCACTGGTGGAAACCACCTCAAAGGGGGACCGGAATCCGTCGGAAGTCCGCCTGCTGGTTCAGATCCAGCGTAATGGTGGCTGGGTGACGGAAAAAGACATCACCATTAAGGGCAAAACCACCTCGCAGTATCTGGCCTCGGTGGTGGTGGGTAACCTGCCGCCGCGCCCGTTCAATATACGGATGCGCAGGATGACGCCGGACAGCACCACAGACCAGCTGCAGAACAAAACGCTCTGGTCGTCATACACCGAAATCATCGATGTGAAACAGTGCTACCCGAACACGGCACTGGTCGGCGTACAGGTGGATTCGGAGCAGTTCGGCAGCCAGCAGGTGAGCCGTAATTATCATCTTCGCGGGCGTATTCTGCAGGTGCCGTCGAACTATAACCCGCAGACGCGGCAATACAGCGGTATCTGGGACGGAACGTTTAAGCCAGCATACAGCAACAACATGGCCTGGTGTCTGTGGGATATGCTGACCCACCCGCGCTACGGCATGGGGAAACGTCTTGGTGCGGCGGATGTGGATAAATGGGCGCTGTATGTCATCGGCCAGTGTTGCGACCAGTCGGTGCCGGACGGTTTTGGCGGCACGGAGCCGCGCATCACCTGTAATGCCTGGCTGACCACACAGCGTAAGGCGTGGGATGTTCTCAGTGATTTCTGCTCGGCGATGCGCTGTATGCCGGTATGGAACGGGCAGACGCTGACGTTCGTGCAGGACCGACCATCAGATAAGGTGTGGACCTATAACCGCAGTAATGTGGTGATGCCGGATGATGGCGCGCCGTTCCGCTACAGCTTCAGCGCCCTGAAGGACCGCCATAATGCCGTTGAGGTGAACTGGATTGACCCGGATAACGGCTGGGAGACGGCGACAGAGCTTGTGGAGGACACGCAGGCCATTGCCCGTTACGGTCGTAACGTCACGAAGATGGATGCCTTTGGCTGTACCAGCCGGGGGCAGGCGCACCGCGCCGGGCTGTGGCTGATTAAAACGGAACTGCTGGAAACGCAGACCGTGGACTTCAGCGTGGGTGCGGAAGGGCTTCGCCATGTACCGGGGGATGTCATTGAAATCTGCGATGATGACTATGCGGGTATCAGCATCGGCGGGCGCGTGCTGGCGGTGAACAGCCAGACCCGGACGCTGACGCTCGACCGTGAAATCACGCTGCCATCCTCCGGTACCACGCTGATAAGCCTGGTTGACGGAAGTGGCAATCCGGTCAGCGTGGAGGTCCAGTCCGTCACCGACGGCGTGAAGGTAAAAGTGAGCCGTGTTCCTGACGGCGTTGCCGGATACAGCGTGTGGGGGCTGAAGCTGCCGACGCTGCGCCAGCGCCTGTTCCGCTGCGTGAGTATCCGTGAGAACGATGACGGCACGTATGCCATCACCGCCGTGCAGCATGTACTGGTGCTTTATGGCAGCGCACATCGACAGGGTTTACAAATTTTGCCTGGGTCAATACATCTGGTGATACTTACGATATTTACGTTGCAATCGGAAATTATGCGACTGGTGTAAATATTCAATGGGATTATACCAGTAATGCCAGCGTGACGATTCATACGTCACCAGCATATTCTGCTAATAAGCCGGAAGGGTTAACGGACGGTACAGTTTATTCACTCTATACGCCATCAGAGCAGTTTTATCCGCCTGGCGCACCAATCCCGTGGCCATCAGATACCGTTCCGTCTGGCTATGCCCTGATGCAGGGGCAGACTTTTGACAAATCTGCATACCCGAAACTTGCAGCCGCTTATCCGTCAGGCGTGATCCCTGATATGCGTGGCTGGACGATTAAGGGCAAACCTGCCAGTGGTCGGGCCGTATTGTCTCAGGAACAGGACGGCATTAAATCGCATACCCACAGCGCCAGCGCATCCAGTACGGATTTGGGGACGAAAACCACATCGTCGTTTGATTACGGCACTAAATCCACGAATAACACTGGTGCGCATACCCATAGTTTAAGTGGCAGCACGAATGCAGCTGGTAATCACAGCCATAGAGATGGCCGTCGATTTAACCCCAGTGTTTTTAAAGATACTTATCAATATGGTTATACAAGCTCAGGTCAAAATACCTGGGGTGTACAAGGCTCAGTAGGTATGTCTACGGGGTGGTTAGCGAATACCAGTACAGATGGTAATCATAGCCATTCACTGTCCGGCACAGCAGCATCTGCAGGTGCACACGCGCATACTGTCGGTATTGGTGCTCATACGCACTCCGTTGCGATTGGTTCACATGGACACACCATCACCGTTAACGCTGCTGGTAACGCGGAAAACACCGTCAAAAACATCGCATTTAACTATATTGTGAGGCTTGCATAATGGCATTCAGAATGAGTGAACAACCACGGACCATAAAAATTTATAATCTGCTGGCCGGAACTAATGAATTTATTGGTGAAGGTGACGCATATATTCCGCCTCATACAGGTCTGCCAGCAAACAGTACCGATATTGCACCACCAGATATTCCTGCTGGCTTTGTGGCTGTTTTCAACAGTGATAAGGCATCGTGGCATCTCGTTGAAGACCATCGGGGTAAAACGGTTTATGACGTAGCGTCAGGGGACGCGTTATTTATTTCTGAACTCGGTCCGTTACCGGAAAATGTTACCTGGTTATCGCCGGAAGGGGAGTTTCAGAAGTGGAACGGCACAGCCTGGGTGAAAGATGCAGAAGCAGAAAAACTGTTCCGGATCCGAGAGGCGGAAGAAACAAAAAACAGCCTGATGCAGGTAGCCAGTGAGCATATTGCGCCACTTCAGGATGCTGTAGATCTGGAAATCGCAACGGAGGAAGAAACCTCATTGCTGGAAGCCTGGAAAAAGTATCGGGTGTTGCTGAACCGTGTTGATACGTCAACTGCACAGGATATTGAATGGCCAGCACTGCCGTAGGGTAAAACATATAAATTCTATAATTAGATGTATCTTTCCATTTACGGCAAGGAAGGGGGCTTGGAAGACGTAAAGCATCTCACACCGAGATTATTTTTTATATGTCAGGTGTCTGAAGTTTTGCTTTGGCTCTTAAAATGGTTTGCCGCGAGGTTTTGAATTCCCGGGCAATGGCACTTATACTTACACCTGACTTAATTCGTTCGAATACCACCTGTTTCTGTTCTTCATTTAACACAGGTGGTCGACCAAAACGTTTCCCTGCGCCGCGGGCTCTTACTATCCCGGAATGAGTGCGTTCAAGTAAAAGGTCTCGTTCAAATTCAGCGACTGCTGAAATTACGTGCATCATCATTTTTCCTGTTGGACTGGTCAGGTCAATGCCCCCCAATGCTAAGCAATGCACTCTGATACCTGTTTCGGTCAGTTGTTCCACTGTTTTCCTGATATCCATTGCATTACAACCAAGGCGATCCAGTTTTGTCACAATCAATTGATCACCACATTTCAGGCGAGCAAGCAACCGGTTAAAACCAGGACGCTCACTGGTTGCTGCTGAGCCGCTAATGTGTTCTTCGATTATTTGCTGAGGTTTGATTTTAAAACCTGCACTTTCGATTTCCCGGCGTTGATTTTCGATGGTCTGATCCAGCGTTGATATCCGACAGTAAGCAAAAATTCGAGACATAGTGAGACTCTATACGAAATTGGTGTTCATATCATAATGCATCTCAGAAAATAATTTTGATTATTTTTGTGCATATTTGTATGTACACGTTCGAAAATAAACGAATGCGTATGCAACCCCGTAATTTTGGTGAGACCCAAAATCGATTTTGTGAAAAATGACTTTAACTCGGTTTGTTTTTCGAGTTCCGGGCGGACTCAAGGAAGAAGAATAGTGTTGCGTGTTATTTTAACCAGATTTCAAGTTGTTTGATCGTGGAAAAGTGGAGCAAAATGTTGTTAAAGTGGAAAAATGATAAAAAAGTAAGTTTATTATA